TCTTTTTTATAACTGGGATGGTAATCCCAACAGAAAAGGTTGAGGCTCCACACGAGTCCGGTCAGACCGTGGAAATTACAGAAATCTCAGTAGAGGCAGACGACGTCGTCCTTAGTCAAGGCCAAGCAATTCGGGAATCCGAAGCTTCCTTTAGGGCACAAAAAGACCTTCCTCAAATGCCCCCAGTCCGCAACGACCACGATGGTCGCCGTAAGGCTGTTCCAGAAGACCCTCAGAAGCGTTGTCCGCGCCTAGAACCAGTGTTCGAGGCTTATGGGCTATATCCAATCCAAACGTGGTCCTACATCGCTTGGAGAGAGTCTGGATGCCGTCCTAAGGCCCAGAACGCTACATGGGACGCCAATGGCAATATGACCTACGCCCTGAATAAGAACGGCTCATACGATACTGGCTTGCTCCAAATCAACTCCTCGTGGAGGTCAGTAACGGCCAAGGTTTGCGGAGAGGACGCTGTAGAGAACAAGATGCAGGGTCTCAAAACCCTCCACTGCAACCTGATGGTCGCTCGTTACATTATGGAAAATAGTTCAGGTGGGTTGTCTAACTGGAGGATGTGAACTCCGTAGTCACAACAAAGCCGTCTCTTTCACTATCTGGCGGAAGCTCAGAAACCACCATTAGTCTCTTCACCCACCTGTCATAGCCGTCATAACGAGGGCTAAATGGCAATCTGCCATGAACGGTTCGACGGTTATCTATAACCATGACATCTCCAGCCTCAAGCGCAACCTTCTGGGTGCATTTGGCTATAGCGATGATTAGTTCATCAAGAGCATCGTTGGCTTCCTGTGTCTTGCCTCTCATGAAGAACTCGTCAAAGCAAATCTGGAATCCATCTTCATCTTCCGAGAGTATTGCTTTGGTTAGCTCTACATCTGGCTCTCCATGCATTCTGAAACTGTCGTCAACTTTTGTTATGAACTGCGGTTTCTTAAGCTCTTCAACTGCGGCTGGCGAAAGACATTCAACTATGTCGCATACGTCAGCATAAGTCGTGTAGGCGGTTTCATCTCCGCGTAGACACATGAGTAAAACGAAGTCTGGTTTATACGGGTGGAAAGCAGTCTCGGTATGAAGCTGAAGAACAACCTTAGACGACGTTGAAATCTGTTGTGACTCTGTTTTGAAGACTGGAACTATGTTCTGAATCAGTAAGCCATCCTGCTCTTGCTTATATGAGATTGGATAACCGATTGAGGAGGACATTAAAAGCAACATGTGGTCGGCAGCTTCTGTATCTTCAGCGCCGTATGGAGTTGCGGGTGTTTTTGGAATATCGCCTATAGGGATGTTCTTATGTATGAGTGGAGTATCTAGTGAATCTAATTGCATAATCATCTACCACAGGTACTCCACAAAAGCGTGCACCTCTGTCTTTACTTCATCCCTGTGAAACGGGTCAAGAACCGAGCCTCTTAGCTTTACTGCGATATCTGGGCGAGAGTCATTGAGCAGGTTGAAGTAAACCTGTCCGTACCTGATTGATTTATCTTCTTGCGCCAGCTTGTTGTACTGAATGCTGGCGTCTGCAAGGAAATCATTAAACGAGATGTATTCGATAATCATGAGCGCAGTCTACTGGTCTAAGCGCTCTCCGCACTTCTTGCACTTTTTCATCCATGGATAGCTAACAATGAACTGCTCTGGGTGCGTACATTCAAGCAATCTGGCCGATTCTGCATCAGCCAATGCCCTAATGAACTCAGCCAAAGAAACACCCTGAATTTCAGCCGCCTGCTTCCATCTGTCATGGTTGCGTTCAGACGTGCGAACAATGACCTGTTTCTGTGCTGGTTCACCGGGTTTTGAGCCAGTATTCGAGCGCCTGCCCATTGAGATGTTCTCAGCGACTTTATCCATTGCGGCTTCAATGTTGTCAGACGTCATTTCGTTCTGCTCATTCATATGCGACAAAGATGCCTTTACCTTCAGTATTGCGTTGTTCCAGCTCTCGTTCAAGTTCATTCACCCGTTTCCTTAATTTCACAATTTCTATAACCGCCATTGAATGCAACCTTAGCTCAGAGTCACTTGCTGGGACCCTGCTTTCAAGCCAGTCAATGATGTCTATCTCAGTCATCAAACTCTTCGTCATCTTCAATTATTTCTGCATCCACAATTGGTGCTAATTCACCAACCTCACCGAGGAGCTTATCAACATATTCTTTGGAGATTACCCCAGAAGAACCCATGATTGCCAATAGCTTCTTGGCCTCTGCCTCTGGACTGAACTGTTCGGCCGCCGTAGTAGGTATTGCACCTGCAAGTGTTGCTCTAATCGGAGCACTTGAACCAACATCCATCTGAATGTTTACGTTGTTCTGCTCCATGCCAAGTAGCTTCGAACGCCTATCCATGATAGACAACACCTGCTGTATCGCCTTTAGGTCTGGCTCAGCAATGATTTCTGTTCCATCATCCAGGGTCTGTTTACGTGGTTGGGTCAAAGGCCAAATTGCAGTCTGCAAAGCATCAAGTCTTTCAAGCTCCATACGCAAAACTTCTGGGTATGCCATGAGCGCTTCTTTGTTGAGCTTCTCGAGCTGTCTGCGGACAGCCGTGCCAACAGTTGCCGAGGTAATGCTGAAACGTCTGGCAATCTCTCCAACAGATACGCCAGCTTGACGCATCTTGAAAATACGTAAATCTCGCTCTGCTAGGAATTCTCTAGTCAGCGGTTTTTGTGAACCTGCCATACTTCTAGATTAGTTCATTTTCATGAATTCTAATGTCTCAAATGGGAACCTTACGGCCCTCTTCATCCTGATTGGCCATGCTCTGTTATCGCGAGCACCACGGAAGTGATTGACTTGATAAACGTACCCATCAAGAGCCATTGGGTCTGGAGTGAGAGAAATACCAAACTCTGGCCAACGCGACCATACAGATGAACCAAAAGGCCTGAGTTCGCGACTTGACGAGGTTGAACCGAGTGGAGCGTGGTGCTCAAGCCATAAGGCACAACCGTACACATCGCGAATTCTGTCCAAGAACTTTGCAACCTCTACAGCAAGAGCTTCGCTTGTTTTGTTTCCATTATCTACATAGGCTTTATAAAGCGGACCGAGAACAATCAATTGTGGCTTAATTTCTTGGCATAAACGCTCAACAAGCGCTCTGTCCTTGGAGCTAGTCAGGTCTAAACCTGCTGGCTGGATGTAAAGATGCGCGTCTAACTGTTTTGTCTTACCCATCTTCAGTGCTTCGCGCATGATGTTATTAGATGTTCTCTGAATAATTCGCTCTGGGTTCTCAAGGTCAATCATCAGGGTTGTGATTGGTTCCATTGGCTGAAATGTGAATGGGTGGATTCCAGCAGCAGAGCAAATGGCCACCTGCCTAGCGAGCATTGTCTTACCAACGCCTTCGGCTGCCACAACAATCACGCGCTCCTGCTTCTCTAGCAAGCCCGGAATAATCCACTCGTATCCTCTGTCCTTGTAGTCCTCTAAGAACTTCTGCCAGTTGTACAAACGACCAGTGTCATCGTCAGAATTCTGTGACATCGAGCTAAGCATCACGCTTACGCGATTAAGCATTTGCTCAAGGCTCAAATCGCCATTAGAAACAACAGAAGTTACAACATCAAGAATTCTTTCTCCGACAGACTCTTCCTCTTCTGACTCAAGCTCTGCGGATTGTTGCGGAATTTCGTAATCAAGTTCGCTGAGTTCATCTGGCTGATATCCAGCATTGATGTGGTCTGTGATGTCCTTGCCATGAGGAGAAACCCAGACGTTGACATTGCCACCAAGCGCACGCACTTGGGCAGCGACACTCATTGCATGCGTTTTACCAGCATCGTCATTGTCTGCAACAATCTCAAGAACAGTTGCCCCCGAAAGAACTTGCGAATATTCTGACTCCCAGTGGCCAGCACCGCTAGACATTGTTGTCGCGCATACGCCGTACTTAGCCACGAGAGTATCAACGTCTTTTTCACCCTCAACAAGCCATACGGGTTCACCCTCTTCAATGGCCTTTAAGACTTCTGGCAGTCGGTAAAGAATCTTTTGCACGCCTTTAGCGTCATATATGTATTCACCAGGCATGTCTGGGTCTGGACGGCGATGGCCAAAAGACTTCTTCCCATTTTCGTCAACATATCGCAACTTCTCATACATGAGTGTTCCGTTTTCGTCACGGAACTTATAAGTTGCAACAAGTTTTCGCGTGGACTTTTTCTGTACTTGTGGCAAAACGCTCTCCTTGTACTTCTTCGGCGTGTCGCTCCATCCACCCTCGTGAGCTTTATTGAAGAGCTTCCCTACTTTCATTCCAAGCGCATCACAAATTTGATTCGTGTCACAGCCGTTTCCTCTGTGGCACGTAACAAGCACATCGCCAGTGTCTTTGGCTTGAGAAATACTAAGAGAAGGATTTTGGTCATCGTTTCTACACGGACAACGAGCAGACCATTGATTGTCACCAGCAGGCTTCACGCCATCAAGGCGCCCGAGAAAATCATCTACAGCACGAGAAATCATTGCGCCTGCCGTACTTTCAATTCACTAGCGATTGAACGTTGTTTCTGTTTCTCTTCTTCAATCCGGCTAAAAGTAGCGTTTCTCTCTCTCACTACACGAATCCTCTGCCTCTGCTTCCAAGACATGCCGCCCCAAATACCAATCACCCTTGGGTTCTGGATAGCGAACTCTCCGCACGCCTCAATATCAACACATGTTTTACAAACTTCCACAGCTCGAGCTGCGTTAAAACTTTGCTCTGATGTTGGTGGGTGTTCTGGGAACCACCATTCAACTGGCATCCCTTTGCATGAGCTTTTGAGCTTCGGAACAATTGGAATATCAACTTCACTGTAATCTGACATGTGCCCCCCGAAGGCTCGTTTGCGTTCTCTACAAACTACACTTCACATATCGGGATGTCAACCACCGACTAGATATTTTGAAAAAGATTCCAGACTGTTTTCTTGATATATCTACGGGCACGAGCCCCCAAACTAAGGCTCTCGTAACTATCATCCATGAACTCATCAACAGCTAGTTCGCTTTCATAGATGACCCTGTATGACATTCGGTCATACACGTCGGACATTAAAAATCTAATCCATGCGTCTTCATCAAAAGTGTTTGTGCGCTCAAGAACTGCGTCCTCAATGCTTCCGCGAGTGGCAATGATTTCAAGCTTCCAGCCCATTTTGCGTTCAATTTCGCTAAGTATCTCATTAATTGCTTCGCGACCATTGAAGTGAAATGCTTCGTTTACAAAACCGTGAATTATCTTGTCTTGGAATATTTCTTTTTTTAACTCATCAAGACTTAGTGAATCACCTTCAAAATCTTCGTCGTCAATGAATATCGGCTCGTCATCATCCCAGTCTGGTGAATTCATCGAATCGGACATGAATTCATGATACCACCGCTTTATGAGCAACAATCTTTTTTTGTGTACCAAATGAATTCTCGTCCATTGCCGCTATCGCTCCAGCAGTTGGGTCATCAGACCTGTAGTGGTCAATGTATTCAACAATCGCATTGTAAAGAGACCATCCGTTAAACCCGTATTTACCAGCGTTTTTATCGTTTAGGTAAAGACTACGAATCATGGTGTGAACTTCATCACGATTTTTCTTTTGTCTAGCTGTTTCCCCTGAATCTGCTGGGAAAACCTTCTCAAGGACTTTGTCAATCTTCAAACTCCCATTGGGGATATTGATTGAGAGCATTCGTTCAGCTTCGCGAGAGAATGCCTGACCCCAGGCTGTTGAAATCTCTAGTACGCGCTGTGCATCTTCCATAACAGTGTCAACATT